TGGATCAACTGCCCACCAAATCAAACCATTCTTGTAGTGCCATGTGACTGAAGAAGGAGTGCAAGACATCTTTAGTCTTGTTATCTTTCTTTCCTTAACTGCATAATCAATCCATGCATCCCAACACTTTGATGCGTAGCCTTTACCTTCATTTCCTTCGAGTGTAACAATCTCGTAAAGATTACTGTAACCATCTCGATTAAATGTAGCAAAGATTAAACAAACAACTTCACCATTAACTTCATACGCAAGTGGTGGTGCTTTGTCATAGTTATGAAAGCGATACCACAATGAATGTGCAGCCGACAAGAACTTAGTGTTCTTACCAGCTGGACTAGTTTTAATTAACTCTTCAACTCTCGTTGAATTAACAAAGTTCATATTGTAAGTCCACCGCATCTTCAATGACTTCTTTTTCGATAGTCATCGCAAGTTGGTCATCAAATGTAATATAATGATTCATCAAAGTATTAACAGGAAATCCTGGAACATATGCACGTCTTGGAACATCAGCAGTAGAAGTAATTATACATCCATTTGAGATAGATGTCAAGTATAATGGACGCTTACCATTGCGATAGAATCTAATTCGTTTATCAGTATGCAACTCAATTACTGCAAGACTGGAATCTTTCCAACGAACCAATGGACTGATGCAATCTTCTGCTGTGTGTAAAATCAATTCAGTATCATTTTTAGTTTCACAGTCATAACCATAGAGTTCTTTCCACTTCTCAGGTAACTCTTGAGTGATAACACCATTATGAACTACCGAAAGATTCTCATTGGCAATTGGTTGATTAAATTCTAAATCTGATGTTGAATAACGACAATGTCCAATTAAGTACAAGTTGCCGTCTTCGTTTAGATACGATTCAAAATCAAATGGAAACTTATCTGCAGAGACTGGTAGCTTTTGTGTGACAATAGAGTTGGCTTTAACATAAGACAAACCAGTAGCATGCATTCCTCGAATCTTAGACTCAAGGAACACACGATGTAACATATCAAAATCCTGCAGGGTTGGACTATGCAGGATTGCTCCAATCACTGAGCACATTAGAAGAATCCTTCAAGTGAATTTGCCTTTTGTGATTCTGGGTGATACTTCATTAGTGTATAATTTCCAAGTTTTGACTCGAGGTATTCATACCACTCATCAGACTCCCACATTGCAGAACTGACACCATTCCAAAGATGTCGTTGAGAACCATCTTCATATTTTTGGTCTGGGTGTTCTTTGTTAAGTCTTCGTTGTTCAACAAAATCATACCGACAATCTTCGTATTGTTTAGAACCCAACTCAAGCATCTTCTCACGGAAGTAAACAACCAATGAGATTCGCTCTGCTTCTTCATCAAGCAATTCAATCTGAGTATTGCCATGCATAACTTCATGATTGTTAATGAGTAGCAAATCTCCAGGTCTTGGATTGACAGCAACACGATACTCTGGTGCTACAAGATAGCATCCTTTGTAGTTACCATTATTACTCAATGTCAATAGATTAGATAAACCATCAGTGAAATCACCAGCGTCAAAGTGACAAGCAGTTCTGAAAGATTTATTAACAGTGACAGTAGTAAATGGAGTTCCAGGAACTAAGAAAGCAGGATCTAGTTTCTTTGCTGCTTCCATTTGATTATTATATCTCCATGGCAACAAGTCTTTGAAACCTTGTGCAAGTTGCTGAAGGAATGGATATGCCATGGCAAACTTTGCTGGTTCACGAGCAGTGTAAGATGTCGCACGACCATAAGGAATGCGAGGATAACGATCGAACCAACCAGCAATACCAGACATAACACCATTGGCATAGGTAGTTGGACATACATATGCTTTCTCGATTCGTCTTGCCTCAGTGATCATTTCAGATGTATCTAACTTACGAACTGTCTCAACCCACTCATTGAATACAAATCCGTCTCTCCTAACTGCTTGAATACCCCAAACATTATTTCTTGTTGATGGTTTATCAGTCTTACCCTCATGCTTGGCTTTGATAACATCAATTGGATCTCCATCCAAAGATGCTTTTGGATCCAAGAAGTATTCAATAATTTCTGATTCGTATTCAGTGACCCATTCACGATTACCCAACTTCTCTGCTCTTGGACCTGCAGCCATACCTCTGTTCTGAGTTTCAGTTGCAGCTTCACGGAGACCAATATACGCTTGGTCTTGTTGTTCTTTACTGAAGTAGTTCTTGCGAAACTTCAAAACAATTCGTCTTTCATCTGCACCAGTATCACAAGATGAACACTCTTGGTCACAATCAGCTTGAGTGGCTAGATCGCAGTTGGCTGGCATATAAACATCACAATCCTCTTCAATGAGGAAATCATAATGCGACTCATCTGGGAATTGTCCCAACATATGAGTCATATCAAGTTTCTGTTTTGCTACAATTACTTTTACCATATCTTTCTCCTAAAACTTAAATCCGTCAAACGATTCTGCTTTTTGTCTGCGACCAAAATTACTTTTATCAAACATTGGTTCATCGTCATCATTCTTTCCTGAATCACTCAGCGTTTGTGCCGACGCTTCTACATCATACAGTTTCATCTTCGATCGATCAACTCCAATAACAAATCTCTTGTAAAGATTTAAATCATTATAGCGATTCTTCAACTGTTTAACAATAATCTGATTCAATCCTTCCAACTCTTCATTGCTGACCAAAGCAAACATAAAGTCAGCTGTCGCTGGCAAACCAAAAGATTCAGAGGTATCTTCAAGTCCTGGATCCGAGTTTGTGAATCCAGAACGAGTCGTTTGCGTTGCTGATACAATTGGTACATTATACTCAACTGCCAATCCTCTTAACTCTTCTGCAATGCTCTTAATATATGTATAAGAGTTAATTGAGCCACCTTGCTTCATTCTTTGACTCGCACAAATATTGAGATAGTCAATGAAGATAATGTCAGGTTTAAACTCTCGTTTCAACTTTAGTTCTTCCAGCAAAGCACGGAAGTGACCAGAGTGAGCACCAGCAGTCGGATATTCTTTGACAATCAATTTACCTTTAGTCTTAGCTGTAATCTTGGCAATACGACTTTCGTAGATATCCCTGTCAATAACTTTTAGTTCATCCATGGTTAGGTTAAGAAGGTTCGCATCAATCCTTTCAGCGATACGCTCTTCTGCCATTTCCATAGTTATGTATAAGACATTGTTTCCTTGGGTTAGACAACCAGCACCCACATGGCACATAAACAAAGACTTACCAACACCAGTGCCAGCAAGACAAATGTTAAGGGTTTTCTTTGATAGCCCACCCTTAGTGATTTTATTGAACATGTCAAGGTCGAATGCAATCTTCTCTTCCACCCTATGATAAAAATCATACCTCTCGTTGTGGTCATCAAGGTAGTCATGACCAATATGATTATCAAATGAAACGGCAAGAGCATCAGAAAGAATAGATGGTATAGCATCTTGCGTGTGTTGTTTGTCGTTGCCGTCAATGATTCTGATTGCCGAGAGAACTCCATTATAAATTGCCCTATCTTTACAAAACTTTTCAGTATGTTCCAACATCCAGTCTGCATTGACTGGTTCCTGACTCAATGTGCCGATGAAGTTGCCAAGTTCAGACAACTCTTTATCGTTGAGATCTTTTCTATTACTAACTTCAATCTGCAGGATTTCTTTGGATGCTGGTTTGTTATACTTCGTGAAGAAAGAAACAATCTCTTCTGCAAGAATCACTTCTTTGCGTTCTGAAAAATATTCTTTTTTGATAAATGGGATTACTTTACGACAATAATTCTCATCAAATATCAGATTGCTCAGAATTTTTTGTTCTATTCGCATCAATTTCTGTTCCGCCTGTATATGTTAAATTATTTTCTACCACACCCTGATGCAGTAATTCTTGTAGTATATCACCTATGTATGATTCAAAAGGTTTGAAGTCTGTCATACCTTTATCAGCATTCTCAAGTATCTCATACTCAAATTTTAAATGCAAGGAGTCATTCGTTTCATCTGGATCGAATGATACCTTTCCGTATGTATAGATTATACCATCAAACGCACCTTCAGTCAACTTAATTGCTTGAAGTCCACTGTGTTTGTGTTCAAGAACTTGGTATCTAAAATTACTCATCGAACTCTAATTCCTCTAATGCTTTATCCAGTTCGTCTTCTTGCATCATCTGTCCACCCTGACCAATTGAATACTTACTCTTTACAAAATCATAGAATGATTTGCTTGTAAGAATTGATAACCAGAAGTCTTTATCATCAGTTTCTTTGACACGATATTTCTTGGATTCTACTTCACCAGTATCTGGGTCACACTTGGAATACCAACCATTACTTGGTTTGACCACATGCTTGGACTCAAGAGCAAGGTCAAGCAAACCGCTCCACTTACTGAGACCACCATCAAAAGATACGCTAACAGGTATCTTAGATTTTTCTTTAACATAACGACTCTTCTCTACGTTGATAATAAAATTGTATCCTACGATTTCAGTGCCTTCTTTTTCTTGCTGGCGACCAAGAATGTAAACATTATCTGCTGAATACATCGCACCAGTACCACCACCAACGATGGCTTTCGGAAACATTCCGATCTCCATATATGTATGGTTCACTACAACAAGTGGAATATCTTTCAGGTTCAGATGTGGAGTTACCATACGGAACAATGACTTCATCTGTTTTGCTCTTGACATATCTGCAACAGACTTGCCTTCCATGGCATCTTCAACTTCTTTCTTGGAAGCCAGATTACCAATAGAGTCAATAACAATAATCAAATGATCACCACGCTCTACGTTAGACAACTGTTGCATGATGTCAAACTTCAATTGTTCTACATCAGTGAGTGGAGTATGAACAACTCTCTTTGTATCAATACCAAATGTATCAAAGTAAGACTGCGGAGTACCGAACTCAGAGTCATAGAACAACAACGCTGCATCTTCATACTTGTCCATGTAGGACTTTGCCATTAGCAATGAGAACGCAGTCTTAAAGTGTTTGCTTGGACCAGCCCACATTGTAATTCCTGGAGTTAGTCCACCATCAAGACGACCAGATAAAGCCACATTGATGATTGGGACAGAAGTAGGAATCATATCCTTCTTCTTAAAGAACTTTGATTCAGATAGAATCGCAGAGTCTTTGATAGTTGTATTCTTTTTAATTTTTTCTAGTATGCTTGCCATATTAACCTTTCAGGAATTCTAGTAATTTCTCTTCCGTAACCATGCCAACTTGTCGTCTGATTTCTCTTCCTGTGTCATCAACTAAAACCATAGTTGGAACAGATCGAACTTTATATTCTTGAGCCATCATCATCTCATTATCGATATCATATTCCTCAATTGGAATATCAATCTTATCTTTTGCACTATTGATAATCAGTGTAAGTCCTTTGCATGGACCACACCAATCAGCATAAAATTTTAATACCTTCATTTATATCTCCTATTATACAATAACTTTTGTTGTAAGGCAACTATGGATTGTTCTTGGAATGCG